CAGCATGGAAGTAGTGGTGCTGCAATCTCTGCTTATATAAATAAGACTGTTCGGGATGGTAGTAAACCTAGTCATGGAGGTTTTGTAGATCACCTTAAAGAAGTTTATGCTAAAAAAGCAGCAAGTGTAAAAACTGACGCTGCACAAGCAAAACATTCTGAAGCAGGCGTTAAACACATAAAGAGCATAAACGCAAGTCATATAACACATGTGTTTAATATACATCAGCATTTGCAAAAAGCTAAAAACGTATTAACTGACGCATTTAACTCGCATCATATTCATGGGCACGAATTTGACGGGCAAGCAATAAACCCAGAAGGATATGTTGTCCATCACAATGGCAGACCTTCAAAATTTGTATTGAGACATGAATTTAGCAAAATGAATTTTGCTGCCAGCGAAATGAGGAAACAAGGTGATGGCAAATAAACATATTGTATTTACTTTTGGTAGAATGAATCCTCCTACCACGGGGCATAGTAAACTAATCAATACTGTACATCAATATGCTCAAGAAAATGGGCATGATCATCAGGTTATTGTTAGTCATTCACAAGACAAACATAAAAATCCTTTGTCGTCAGAACACAAACTCCATTATTTAAATCACATTCATCCCAATGTACACTTTGAAGCATCTTCAAAAGAACATCCTCACTTTCTTGCACAGTTGAAAAAATTTCATCAACAAGGATACAAACATGCTACAATGTTTGTGGGTTCTGATCGCGTAGAGGAAATGAAAACTCTTGCTCAAAAGTATAACGGACCTAATGGTGAATACAATTTTGATAGTTTACACATTAAGTCGGCGGGTAAAAGAGATCCTGATGCTGAAGGTGTAGAAGGAATGAGTGGAACTAAAATGAGAACTCATGCTGGAAATAATGACTTTGATAAATTCAGAGAAGGGTTGCACGAAAAGGCATCAGATCAACATGCTAAAAAATTGTTTGACGCAGTAAGAAATGGAATGGGATTAAAAGAACAACAACAAAGATTATCATTCGGAGCATTTTTAAATGAACAGAGAAGCAGTTTTCAAACAACTAAAAATAGATGAGGGCGTTAAGTATGAAATCTACAACGATCACCTCGGATTACCAACCTTTGGCGTCGGTCATCTTGTCACAAAAAACGACCCGGAATTCGGAAAACCTCTTGGAACTCCAATCTCTGAGGAAAGAGTCAGAACGTGTTTCGATAGAGATCTTGATACTGCCATCTCCGAATGTGATAGGTTATACGAAGACGGGGTCTTTAGAAGTTTACCAGGAGATGTCCAAGAAATCTTGGTTAATATGATGTTTAACATGGGCAGACCTCGCTTGTCAGGATTTAAAAAGTTTCTTGCTGCTGTTAAAGCAAAAAACTTTAAAGAAGCAGCAAAAGAAGGAAGAGATAGCCGTTGGTACGATCAAGTAAAAAATCGTGCTGAAAGATTAATGTCTTCTATGGAAAAAATAGAGAATTAATATGAATGCTAAAACAGAATTTTATCAACACGCATTAATTTCTAGACTCGCATATAAAGATTTAACCCCAGATGTTCTTAAAGAATGGGAAGGTCTGGGATTTACTTATGTAAAGTTTTTCAGTATAGAAGGCGCTCAAGCATATGTCTTAGGCAATGAAGAGAGAATTACCATTGCGTTTAGAGGTACTGAACCTAAAGAAAAAAGTGATATAATTGCCGATTTGAAAGCAAATCATAATAAAGGCTTTCATCGTGGATTTTATCAAGAATATAAAAAAATAAGAGTTGCTATAGATATTGAACTTCTTACACAAATATCAGAAAAAATACGACCCATTTATGTAACAGGACACAGTTTAGGTGCAGCAATTGCTTCTATATTCTGTTTTCATCATTCAGAAGTAGCTGCACTCTATACGTATGGGTGTCCTCGTAATGCATCTTGGTCTAAATCTAAGGAATTGAAAGTCCCACATTATCGGTGTGTAAACAACAACGATATAGTTCCTAAAGTTCCGCCATCAATAATGGGTTTCAGTCACCACGGTGAATTACATTATATTAACTATTATGGCAATATTCGTGAACTAACTACATGGCAAAGAACAAAAGACTCTTGGCGTGGTCGTAAACGTGCTTGGCAAAAAGGACAAAAGTTTGATGGAATATATGATCACATGATGGATGAGTATTGTTCTTGTTTAGAGGATAAAGAATGAAAACTTTTTTAGAGTTTTTAGAAGAACAACAGGGTATGGAAGGCATGACCCAAAAAGGCGGGCATAAACGCCCTACTGACCAAGGTGCCGGGTTGACTCAAAAAGGAGTTGATAAATACCGTAGACAGAATCCTGGCAGCAAATTGCAAACTGCTGTAACTACGCCTCCGAGTAAACTTGACCCTGATAGTAAAGCAGCTAAAAGACGTAAATCTTTTTGTGCTAGATCTAGAAGTTGGACCGGTGAACGAGGTAAAGCAGCTCGTAGACGGTGGAACTGCTAATGTTTTTGAAGATTTCAATTGGTCTAGTTTTAGTTATAATCATAATGGCATTTGCCGGACGTTGGTATTATAACAGTACACAAGAAACTTTGGCGCAATTAAATCAAAATATTGCTACACTGAGAGCTAATCAGGAACAATTAGAACAAGCAATTGCCACTAGTAATGAAACAATTGCTAGACAACAAGCAGACGCAGTACAATTTGCTGCTGCCAATGATCAACTTAGAGCATCTTTTAATGAAGCTGAAAGATATCAAGATGAATTGGCTAGAAAATTAGCAAGTCACGATTTAACTAGATTGACATTGCAAAGACCTGGTTTGATTGAACCAAGAGTAAATAACGCAACATTGAGACTTTTTGATGAATTGGAAACTATTACTGGCAAGCCCGCTTCTACTATTGTTGACTAGCTGCACGGGTTTTAGTTTGTTTGGAAAAAAGGCGCCAGTTGTCCCTGAGCCTATTGTTGTTACTAAAACAGAATATTTGTATAGAAATATTCCTATACAACCAAGACCTAAACATGTCACATTAAATGACATAGATTTTTATGCAGTAACAGAAGAAAACTTAGACGAATTTTTAGTAAGATTTGGTGAAGAGAACGGAGCTGTTGTCTTTTTTGCAATAAGTGTACCTCATTATGAAAACATTTCCCTCAATATGGGAGAGCTAAGAAGATTTATAGAGCAGCAGAGTGCTATTATTCTGTACTACGAAGAAAATGTTAACGTAAAGCCGGATCAAAATGAAGAGCAGACTGAAGAAGATACTGGAAATTAAAAAAAGAATAGAAACCAATTCTGAAACCGCTGCCTGTGAAGAAACACAGTGTTGGGACGGTTGGAAGAAAAAAGGTACTAAATTAAAAGGAGGGCGCCTCGTGAATAATTGTGTTAAGGAATCTGGTTTACTCGGCAGATATTTGCTGCACAAAAAAAATTATGATCTTGCAGCAGACACACTTTCATCATTAATGAAAAGAAAAACTGAGCGTAGGCACGGTGTTGAATATTATGCAGCTATGGTAGCTTCAGGTCATACTGGAGTCAATACTCGTGATTTAATTTCTCATTACAATAAAAGAAAAACAAATATTAAAGAAAGTGAATATAACGATACTGAAGAAAAAAATGATATGGCACATACGCAACTTCATTTTATTTCTTATGCTTCTGAAAAAATCATGAATTTGATATTGAGTGGTGTTAAAGTAGAAGAATGGTATCAAAATAAACTTTCTAAAGTTCATTCAGATATGGAGTCTCTGTACGCTTACATGGAAGGCACTAGTCGCAAAAATACAATGGGTGCCACAGACGAAGATATGAAAGAAGATTTGCGTAAGTGGTTTGATAAAGAACACCCTGAAGGTGATTGGAAAAGAATTAATAGCAAAGGTGAAGCGGTTGGTCCATGCGCGAGAGAACCTGGTGAACCTAAACCCAAGTGCATGTCAAAAGAAAAAAGAGCTTCTCTTAGTAAAAAAGAAAGAGCATCTGCTGTCCGCGCTAAAAGAAAATATGATCCAGATCCTGAAAGAAAAGGAGAACCGATTAATGTATCTAATTTTGGCAAAGGAAAGATAAGTGAAGATGATATTGATTATATTACAGGATGCCCTTTACTTGAAAGACTGAATCCGAATGATGGTATGGGAACATATATAAGAGACTTTGGTAAATCTGATGCTCCTCAATTTAAAGGAGCTTCATCATCTCAGCGCCGAAAAATGGCAATTGCTGCCTACTTAGGTGCAAAACGTAAAAAGCTGGAAAAATGAAAACACTAAAACAATTTTTAGAAGCCATAAAATATAACTCTGACATGGGTGTCATGGATTGGGGAACACCCGCTGGCACTGAATACATGAAAGATGTTACACCTGGGCAAAAGGATGCTAAAAAAACTGTTGCCAAATTTAAAGAAGAAACAGAAGCAGCAGAAACAAAAACTGAATATAAAAATGATAATGCTAAAAATGCTGAAATATTTTATGTACAACCATTATCAAAAGATGATATTGCTGAAATAGAATATGAATTAGATTCTATGGACGAAGAAGACATGGAAGAATATGGTTTCTTTGATGAAGATGACATTGATGATTCAGACTCCATTGTTGATTGGGACGATTTTGACATGGACGATGTTGATATTGTAGATAAACAAGGTCTTGATGAAGTGTTGTCAATACAAGGTAGAATGAAACGTAGATTCAATGCCCGCAAAAACAGACAGAAACTTAAAGTAGCAAGAGGTATTGCACTCAGACGCGGTGCAGCACCAGACCGTTTGAAAAAACGAGCAACTCGCGGCGCAAGATCAATGGTGTATAAAAGACTGTTGAAGGGTAGAGATAGGTCTTCTATGGCACCAGCAGAAAAAGCTCGCCTTGAAAAACTTGTTGGTATGTATCAACCTCTTATTCAACGATTTGCTGTTCGTATTTTACCTAAGATGCGTAAAATGGAACTTAGTCGTATGAAAAGTAGATCAAATAGAAAACCACAAAAGTCTAAAAAATA